TTACCTTTTCAGAATTGGCTGGAATTAGCCCCTTAACCCACTGCCGAAACAATGGGCTAAAAGATAATTCTAGTATATTTTTCTTAGTGGTCTGTATTCTACACCATAAGCGTTATTTAGAAAAATACCTACAAACTGATATTTGCCATAGTTGCGTTGAACCCAACGAGATAGTTCCGCTTGCGTTTTAAAAGCTTTTATTTTCCACATGATTTAAGCCTCAGGATGATTAGAATTATAAACAGTGCGAGCTAACTCAATTAAGGTTCTAGCCTCGCTATCGTGCAAGCCGTTGCACTCTGCATAGCGTTCATAAGTTAGATAATTATTAACATAATCTAAGTATATAGCAATTAAAGTGTTTCGCATTTTAATACCCCTTGTCTGAATTCCCGCTTAAGTGCGGTATGTGTTCACTATATAACATTGAAATAATAAAGCAAGCATTATATAAACATTTGTTTTAATCAATAATAGATTATCCATAAGTTTTATTTATCAATAATAATACAGCGATATATTAAATAGGAACGCACGCGAATAACTTAATAATAAACCTTTGTCAAATACTATTTTGTTATATTAAAACAATTATATATAAATAAATTACATAATCTTTATTGTTCATTGTTGAACTGGATAATTAAATAAATTTACCTAGCCTTATGGCACCACAACGCAACCATACTTTGCACAATATGTAAAATTTACATAATTTAATAAATACTTTGTAATATCTACATAACTGTATAGCTATATAACTGTATAGTTGTATTGGATAGGGGGGGGGTATGTTTTATAATTTTATAAATATTTATAGGTATCACAGCGACCACAAAAAAGGTAAATTAGGGAAGCAGGACAGATACCACTATCTACATAGAACAAGAAAGGTATCTAGGACGCACAGGAAGGTGCCTAGGACAAGAGATAATTGTTTATTGATACCAACATATCACTTGAGGACAACAACAAGCTATAGAGCTTTAAACAGATGGTATTGACAACTTCGGTTCATGCTGCCGCATTTCACTTCCGTAGGACAATATATTTAATATATATATATAATAATATTAATATAATATATTATTAATATATAACTAAGTAACTACTTAGTACTATATAGTATTTAGGGTAACACAGTTTTAAATAAAAGTCAAGAACATAATATTCTAATAATAAATACTACTTGTTATTGACAAAAGCTAAATGATATGGTATAATTAGAGTATTAACAAATGGATAATTCTAAGTGAACCCAAAACCAAACATAAATATCCTTGTTCAAGAAACAACAGTTGATGCTCCTGTTGTTGAGAAAAAGAAGAAGGGTGGTAAACGAATAGGTGCTGGTCGCCCTGCTTTAGTTCGTGAGAATTACAAGCGGCAAGAGATGGGACTTAAACCTATCCCTAAAACCCCTATTAATGCTAAACGAGATGCAAATCGCATACTACCCGTTAGCAAGAAGGCAAGACACCAAGAAATATTAGCTGGTTTATTAAACAGCAAGGGTAAGGCGGTAATCCAAAAGATATTGGACAAAGCCCTAACTGATGGCGATGCTGACCAAATGGCGTGTCTTAAGTTGGTGGCTGACCGAATAATCCCTGCTGATTATTTATCTAAGGCTAGTGGTAAGGGTAATCAAATTAATATATCCATCACGGGGATTGGTCAAGTGGAAACTTCCACCTATGACAACGATGATGTGCAGGATGCTGAAATAATTGAGGATGATGAGTAATGGCTGCTGGTGATTTTACTGCATTTGGTGTTGTTAATAGACCTACTAATTGGTCTTATAATAAATCTATCGGTAATTTAAACCTAAATGCTATGGCAGATGCCAATCGTGGTGCATTGATTGGTGATGTTAATTATAATACCCCTGTTGGAACTGTTGGTTATTCAAAAGGTTTAAACGCACCTAAAGATATGTACTATCGTTATGGTGGCGATAATTTTAATGTTGAAGCAAGACCTAATGGCATTAGAGGAAGTTATATGGGAGATGGGTTTCAAGTGAACGCTACTGATAAATCTTTAGATACCTCTTTTAATATACCAATGGAAGATAAATCTATGGATGCTAGTTTTAATGTTAATTATGATGGTTATACAAAAACCCCTGCTGTTCAAGCACAGATTCGCAAAGAACTATTTAATAATGGATTTATAGATGCCTCAGGTAATATAACACCTAAAGGTTATGAATTTAAATTAACTGGTGGTTTTAACTTTTAATGGCAGCAGGTGATTTCATCCCTTATGGTGTGGCAACAATGCCAAAATATTCTTTATCTCAAATAAAAGATTTTGCTACAAATAATGCTGAAAGTGTTTATCCAAGTAAAGAGCAGTCAACTAAAGAACGAGATGCGTATAGGCATATCTTGTGGCAAGCAATGACAGCAAACCAATTTGGTCAACCAACAGCTAATGTTTTAGGTAATATGCACGAATCATATATACCTCTTGTTGGTGCTCCACTACAACCATCAGACCAACGGGAAATGGATTTATATAATAATAAATTAGGTGTGCAATTAGGATTGCGAGTAAAGACGCTCCCTGAGATGATGGCAGAAGCTAAGAAAATAGTAGATACAGGCAAAGCTAAACTAGACGCTTACGATGGTTCCTATTAATGGCAGATTTAAATGTCAAGCTTCACCCGAAGCAATTAGAAGTATTTAACGACAACCACCGTTTTAAGATTTTAGCTGCTGGTAGGCGGTTTGGTAAAAGTCGGTTAGCCGCTTGGCTTCTTATTATTGAAGCCCTGAAGTCGACAGAGAAGGATGTCTTCTATGTTGCCCCAACTTACCAACAAGCAAAAGATATCTTGTGGGGATTGTTAAAAGAGATTGGGCATGATGTCATTGCCTCGGCACATGAGAATACCTCTGTCCTTACTTTAGTTAATGGTCGTAAGATTTACCTTAAGGGTGCAGATAGACCTGACACTCTACGGGGTGTGGGTTTAGCGTTCCTTGTAATCGATGAGTATGCTGACTTAAAGCCAAATGTTTGGGAACAGATTTTACGCCCAGCCTTGTCAGACGTTCAGGGTGGTGCGGTATTTATCGGGACACCTAAAGGTAGAAATCATTTCTACGAATTGTTTAAATATGCGGAAAGTGAGAGAGATGATGAGTGGAAAGCGTTTCATTTTACTTCCTATGATAATCCCCTTATTCCAGCAAAAGAGTTTGATAATGCTAAACAAAGTATGTCATCTTTTGCGTTCCGCCAAGAGTTCATGGCATCGTTTGAAGCAGCAAGCCGTGACTTGTTTAAAGAAGAATGGATAAAAATAGATGAAGAAGAACCTATTGAAGGTCGTTTTTTCATTACTGTTGACTTGGCTGGTTTTATCAATGTGGATAGAGAATCAGGGAATAAGAATAAAAAGCTGGATGAAACGGCTATAGCTGTTGTTAAAGTGCACGAAGGTGGTTGGTGGGTTGCAGATATTTTGCATGGTAGGTGGGATATTCAAGAAACTTGCGCTCAGATAATGAGGGCTGTTGTTCAATATGAACCTGTTGCTGTTGGAATTGAAAAAGGAAGTTTAAAAAATGCTGCTCACCCTTACCTTACAGACCTTATGCGTAGGCATAATCACTACTTCCGCATTGACGATGTCACTCATGGCAATCAAAAGAAAACAGACCGTATCATGTGGGCACTCCAAGGGCGATTCGAGCACGGGAAGGTTACGCTAAATGAGGGAACATGGAATAATGAATTCATTGACCAACTTGTCAACTTTCCTAACTCACAGTTGCATGATGACCTTATTGATGCCTTGGCATACATTGACCAAATACAAATAGTAGAAAGTTCAAATAGTTTTGAAGAAGAAGAATATCAACCAATGGACGCAATAGCAGGGTATTAGTATGGATAAACCTGAATTTTTAGATAGAATCAATAACCCAAATGATTATCCTTATATAACAAATAAAGATGGTTCAATCTCTACTCATAAAATGTCTGCTGAAGTAGATGAGAAAGGTAATTGGTATGTTTTCCCAACTATTGTAAAAATGCCTACAGGCGAGTTATACGAATTTAATGACCCATATAAAGCAATGGAATATAACTTACGAACAGGTAATTATTTACCAATGAAATCTAAGGATGAAGCTATTGGTTATGCTTCAGGTGGATACAAAAAAGGCACTGCTCTAGAAAAATTTAACCCTTTAAAAAGTAAAAAATAGGATACGCTATGCAAAATAAATTAGTAGAATGGATTGTTAGTTATACGGACGAGTGGCGTGACCACCGTGATGACAACTATTTGTCTGATTGGAAAGAATACGAACGCTTGTGGCGTGGTGTATGGGCAGCCGAGGACTTAACTCGTAGCTCAGAGCGTAGTCGCATTACTTCTCCTGCTCTGCAACAAGCTATTGAGAATCACACAGCTGAGATTGAGGAAGCTGT